GGAGAAACTTTTTCATTTTTTTATTGTATGTATTTTCATACCACCAAGCATACGTACCTAATTGTAAATAGTAATTAATAGATGGGTTGTTGTCTGGAAATCGACCAAACAACTTACTCCATTTAAATGAGTTACAGGTTTTTATGTCATACAAAGCATCATCATCTACAACAATAATATCTAAAAACCCCCTTACATTTACCTCTGGTATTTTTATTTCTTTTTCAATAAATATTTGAGTGCCGTTTTCTTGAGCATATTCACCTAAGGCACTCTGTATATCTTGATGCACAACATCTCCAAGCCTAAATAGCCTTAATGTGTTTTTATCTATTTCGCTTGGCTTAACTTTTGCAACGTGTTGAAAGTAGTGCTTTCTCATACACATACCCGAAGAAGATGCGTGATACCATTCTTTGTGTTCAGAGTATCTTTTCTTTTGATGACTAGAGTTTACCTTAGCTATGTACTTGTCATATATATCTATAATGTTAATCACTTCACATCCCTCCTTAACATATAAGTTGTTGCCCATTTGTCAAGTTCAAGTAATTCTTTAGACATCTCCCTTCTAATAATTTTTAAAGTTGTTTCAACACCTTTAATTTCTTTTTTAATTAATATATCCATATCCTTATCCCCTGTAAGTTTATCTTGTAAACCTTCCACAACACATAACAACTTTTTCTCTATATTTTTATAAGTATCAAACATCTCTTTCCTAATGTTTTGAGGACAACCTAGTGAGGTATAGTAGTTGTGGGGTAAGGTAGGTACTAGGCTGCCCTCGTGTTTATTTATTTTGTAATGAAATTTTTTCTACCCTAACCCTCATAAGTTTTTTATACTTACTATTTAACTCTTTCTTTTTCTTATTATAAGAATAATCGTCTAATAAGCTTGTAGAATATACTAAATTTATTTTTTTTGTCAATGAAAAAAAATCCTCTATTAGGTCTTTTATTTCCTCCCAATAGTTGCGTTCCTTTGATGTTTTATAATGATGACAGTTCTGACATCTTAGTTCGCATTTCTGTATCTCTTTACTAATAACTTTCCAACTATAACCTTCTCTAACCAACTTTAAAACACCTTCTGCTTTTATAAATTTATGTTTTTTATCTATACCTGTATGGTCAAAAACCATAGATGCCGGATGAAAGTTTTTTCTACAATCTGTACAGGGTTTTGAAAAATATTCTGTAACAATTTTTATATAATTATTTAAAGCTCTCTTTCTTTTATTTGCTGTTATTTTATTTATTAAGGTCTTTCTGTTGTTTTTATAATAAAACCTTGATATTTCTTTTTGACACTCTTTACATTGTGATTGAAAACCATCACTTCTACGAGCGTTCTTATTAAAAAAACGTATGTGTAATTGTTCTTTACACTTGTAGCATTTTTTTAAGTTTTTCATAATTTAATGGGTGGATTTACATAAATTAAGGAAAGAGATTGTGAGTATTTACTACCACCCAAAGCATTAAAATTTATTATACTTACGTTCATCAACCAAGAATTTTATGAACTAAATATATAATAACACATCCAACCTTTTTTTGACATCCAAGCAACTTCTTTTATTTGTAGTTTACAATGTTGTTTTATATAATCTATTGTTCTCTTTTTTAATGGACTCCATAAATCATATATAAACATATTAGCTGTATCTGTTTTATTAAAAAATACTTTTTTCTTATCTAATCCCTCCATACCAAGCAAAAGCAATATCTTGCTCTCAGTTGGGGAGTTCTTTTTTTGTAATCTCATCCCTTTCTCTCTCCGTAAACATTTTCATAACATCATTTCCAAACTTCTTAATAATAGAATCAAATATTTGTTTGTACTCATATAATTCTATTTCTAAGTTTTCTATTTCTTTTAACAACTGTTCGTTTTGTTCTAGTACCAACGTGAACTTTTCCTCAGCAGTTATTTTTTTTTCTTTAGCCATTTTCGTTTTCCATTTTTGATATATTGTCGCTTATGTATGTAGCTACCTGTTCAACACTAACGCTTACTCTTTTTAACTGTTGTAATAATAACTCTTCACCTAGGTCTACTTCAACACCTTCTGTAAAAGCATATATTTCGGTTACTTTTGACTTAATATCTTTCAACATCTTCTTGACGCTTACCACATTGTCATCTCCATTTTCCAGCCTCCATAAACCATCTAAAATCGGCTTACTGTGAAAACCACTCAACATACTTGTCTTGCCTACAACGTAAATGGTCGCATCCTCTCCAAGTGAATCGCTAATAACATCTGCCCATGATACCTTTCTTCTTTTAAACAGACCACTTCTAACGCCCTCAACAATATCTAATGTTTTCATTATTGTTTCACTTGCTTTATATAACTCTCCATGAAAAAAGTAACCTTCGCTTTTCGCTACACAAGGGTATCCGTACCCTGTATCATACATTCTATATCCTGTTACTTTTACATCTTCTACGTACGTTGCTCCTTCCATATATTTATGAAACTTACCACCTTGTTTCAACGTACCATAAACTATTACATACATAACTCACTCCTTTGTTTAAAACTAATTATCCCCATTGGTTTGCCATAGCATCTGCTATTCCTTGAAACGTTCTACTTCTTGCAATAGAATTTCGAGGGGTTTTGTACCAACCTTTTGTATACCTATGTCCATTTTTTGTTGTAATATATGTTATCTCAACTATTTTAGTTGGCTCTAATCTAGGTAAACCTTTTAACCATAAACACGTTTTTTTAGAATGGTCGTGCCCATGATGATAAGGCTGTATTATTTGGTCGTACTTAGGTAAACCAGCCTGTTTACTTGGAACAGGATTTTCAATACATATTTTTGGTATATCGGCATTTAACAAACCCATAAACAAACTTGTATCTATCTCTCTCTTTTCTATCTTGTTTAGCCTTGCCCTGTTCCTACATATATACGTGCATACAGGATGACCTATCATTAAATCCCATCCTTTGTCTAAGTGATTCATTACATCATCTTGAATATGATACTTGCTTGGTATTTCTGTTTCCATCAAATCACAACTCCAAGCCTCGTGACCCTTTTTTTTAAAAGCCTCTCTGATAATACCACTCATTTCACAAGCTATTAATACCTTCATACCTACCTCCGTATTTTATTTTTTAAATTCTTTATTATAAACACGTCTAAGAGCATTTAACAACAAAACTTTTTCATTGTTATTCATTTCGCTCCATGCTTTCGCACCAATTCTCAAGAGTTGCTCTTTCAAAACACGACTTACTCCCATGATTGATTGAGCAACCCTGTAAGAATTATCCAAGCGATACTGATATTCTTCTTTATCCAATGCTAGAAATTATCAGCATCTACGTGCGTATGTTCTTCATAGTGTTCTCTTTCCTCGTCATCTCTCTCATCTAAATATAATTCCCAATCTTCTTCAATGCAATCAAAACATTGACGCTCTGACAAGTCAAACAATTCTTCTTCTGTTGATTGTTCGCACGTTATACAAGTCCATTTCATCTAATCCTCCTTATCTGATAATTTAATATTATAGATATTGGCTACCTTTTTTAAAAGTATTTCTGTATAATGTCTTTTGTCGCTAGTCATTTCTAAAGTATATCCCATACCCCATAGATACTCTATTGCGTCCATACATTCTTTTTTAGTTACTTTGTTTTTCATTACTTACCCCTTTATTATTTTCTTTAGTTCTTCAGTTGTCTTTTTTATAAAACCAAACTCAAAACCATTTATCTTTGGTCTTAACTGTGTTTGTTGTTTACTTGTAGATACGCTATACTTATCCGAGTTTTCATACCATGTTTTACCTTTGTAAACATACATAGGGAAATGCCTACCATAAGAGTAAACAACATACTTACCTTCGTTCCACTCTGAAAATGTATTTGAACCTGTAAACTCGTCTTTGTCTGTTGTAAAATCCGAGCCGTTTTTATTTGATATTTTTACCATACCTTACTCCATTTGTTTTTGTTTTACCTAATCTATTGCGTTTTACAATAGTACCTACACAAGCTTAAAAATAATATTTGAAAGATGCAAATGTTTTTTTTAGGTGGGTGCTTTAGTGGGGATAGTAATTACGTAGTAATATAGTAGTAATTAAATTACTATATAGTATAGTAGTAATATAGTATATATAACGCACGAGATTTTAAAAAGTTCCAAAATAATTTATCTTTTTTTAGTTACCTACCTACGTGCATACTATTTTACAATAAAGTACCTACTTACGTGCATATTACTTGCGTGCATACTCTGTACTTACCTACTTACTTACGTGCATAGTATCTACTTACGTTTACCTACGTGCATATTGATAGTTATATTTATAACCCGATTGGTTTAGCTGCTAGTTTTTGCTGCTTTGCGTGCTGCTGCAGAAATTGAATGCCGCTAATACAGTTAGTTTTTACCAGAAAATGCGCTTCTCCTCGGAGTACGTGCGTATTTTGCTATATTATTAAGTGTTTTTTATATATACATAATACCTTTTTTGATGTTATGTATAGTTGAGTGCTATATATACATAATATCTTTTTATGTGTTATGTATAGTTAATTTAGGGCAAAAAAAAAGGGAGCCTAATTAAAGACTCCCTAATTTTCTACATCATTTATAATGTATATTCATAATCACAGGTTCCACATAGTCCATTATTTTGTTCGTATATGGTTGTCAATTTTTTATTACAACTTTGACATTCAAATCGAACAACGCCGGAATGAATTTTCTTATTTTTCTTTTTCTTTTTATTGACAGGAAAATAAGTATATCCATATCCACCATAACCACCATAGCCACCGAATCCAATAGAGCAAGATTCGTATGTATCGTTACTATACCATACATCCTCTTTCCAATTACCAGCGGACTCGTTAACGATAACATAATCACCCTTATTGTCTAAAAATGATAATTTAGAATTAGTCCCGATTGACTCGGCAATTAATTGTAAAATTGAATCATTCTTATAAAAATAAGGTGGTAGACGTCTCAATATCGTTTTATTAAACATTGATGTATCTGAGCGTTTCTTATGTGTATCTACAAAGTGAATAACACCATTATGAGCAAAGCCAAGATTATCATTGACCCTAAAAGGATGACAATTTAATTTATCTGTTAATCCATGTGTTGTAATTCTAAAATGAAGAATTGACGTTGGATTATCATATTTAATCATGGCTTGAGTATATGATGCCCAAAAGCGGTTAAAATCAAAAAACCCTTTTCGGATAAATAACCTATCATCATTTGAAAACATAAAGCCGGCTCCATCCGGGTTATTATCAAAGCAGTTTTTTGCGGTCTCTTTTGAAATAAAGATACCTTTTGGTTTAGTTGCGATTATACACATTTAAATTACCTCCCTTGTGTCCGAATCATATCTAAGGCTTGATAAGTTTGTCAAATGCTTTCTAGTCATTTTATCACTAGCATTTTTAAAATTACCATAACCACGTCTTTTAAGAAAAAAGCATAATTCTGTATAATTATTTTGATTTTCTTTTAAGAATTTAAGATATGATGTTAAGCTATTATATTTAGCTGTATTCCATGAAACGACATTAGACCAATCAATAACACTTTTTACAAATTCTAAATTCTTAATAAAAGAATTGTAATTAAGTGTTCCTCTAAATAATCTGAACTCTATCGTATTCATGGGTAGCAGATTAACAGCAACCGAACGTCCCATATAACTGTCTATTTCGCTAGTCTCATTATCAAAAGATAACTTTGCTAAATAGCTATATGGATTAGGAATATCATAGAGAAAATGTCTAGATAATTGCGGGGTTGCCCATTCGTTCAACCTTGAATCTGTTCGTTGAGAAACATCTAAAATGAATTGGTAATTATCCGGATTATACATTAAGGATAATATTTTCATTAATGATGTACGTTTAACCGCTTTTTTAGATACATGAATGTGCATGCCGCAATCTTGTCCATTATGTCCAGAATAATTATCCTGTCTCAAAGCTTTAAACAATGTTTGGAAAATATCTTTCCCAAATGTGTTTAAATACTTCCATGAAAAAGGATGACTCACAAATTCATAATAGCAAGTCGAATCCTCTTTGACATATAACAAACATTCCCTACCGCTTAACCCTTTAGAGATTAAACGAACGAATGAAGCTAAGGAATTACCTTTTATATATCCATGAGCATCTGTCTCCAGTTCTACTCCAAAATGCAAGTATTTCCCTTGTATATCAGTACAGATAACATCATCTTTATAAACCCGGTGAAACATTGGTTTAGGTTTATGTCCATAGCTATTGACATAAGCAGTGTCATGTAAACATCGTTTACAAATACCATGCTTGTTGAGATTAACCGAACGTTTACCACAACTAACACATTTAGCCAAGTCATCAAAACATTGATGACATATTTTATTGGAACATCCTCTATTAAATGAACTTGGAGGATATTCTTTTTTACAGATGATACATACATCTTTTGGCTCAGCAAATTTCATAAAATCATGAATTGATTTATTTGAAATTGACTCTTTGATTTGTTTAAACATATTCATACTACTATACCTCTTTTTTATTATTGATTAATGTTTAGAACTCCAATTTATGTACTGCATAAACCGGTCTGATACCCTCCATTATTACACGCATTAAATGGATTAGTTCACGTGATATCAAATAACAAATTTTCAAAAAACTTGATTAAGTTTAATACTATTTTTTGACATATCCAAATACTTACCTATCTACTTAATTATATTGTACTTACTTGATACAGCTTTTTTAACCTACCTAGACTAAAACGATTTTTTCAATTCAACTTTTACAACCCAAAACCGAAAGAGGGGAGTACCACTACAAAATAAAAGAAAGACACACATACTAAAATATTTTTTTTAAATTTTTTGAATTTTTCTGTTGTATTGATTTTACCTGTATACTATTTTATATAACTTAGTTATATATAATATAGTTAATACTATACTACTATATTATAACTTACCGGGTACTATATTATATAATATAGTAAATACTATATTACTACGTCATTTCTCTAATTGTAGAGTTTTAAAATCTCTAATCTCTAAAATAGAGTTTTATTATAAATCATTTTACATTTAAAAGCTTTTAGGCTAAATTAATCTATGAGCAAAACATATAAGAACGATGATACCTTTACTCACCTAAATGAAATAAAAAGGTTATCAGAAGAGATAAGGTTGTCTGACATATTAAATCCAGATAAGGATTGCGTAGCGAAAATAATGGAGTTGGTGTCAAGGGGGCGGTGCCTAGAAGAATTTGAGATATTGACCGATGGTGATTTATTGTACGAACAGAGGTTTGGTGATGATGTGCCGGGGGTTGGTAAGATTCGGTGTTAGTGGTTTATGTATAAGCGAACCATAAAGGGAGAGCAATATGTCCTATACAAAAACGAAAAAGAATTTTATAAGCACAATCCAAAGAAAAAACTACACGAAGATTGGAGAACTGCACAAAAAGGTGATTGGGTTAAATCGGATGATGGTAAAGTTACTATGGTTATTAAGCGTGGTTATATTGATAAGCTTAATAGAGACGGAAGCCAGTATATTAGAACCTTATTGGGAATGGTTAATTGCAATAAAACAAAATTTTTTGGTGGAGAGCCAGTAAAAGATATATGGAGATTTGGTAAAGTATCATGGTATCAAAAAACGCTCGATGGTTCTTTGTCAACTCAAAAAAGAATATTTGCAAAATATATCGCTTCTGGTATCGAACCATTAGAAGCATACAAGAAAGCATATCCAAAATGTACAAGTGAGCTTTATGCAAAACAAAGAATACAAGTATTATTAAAAAGTGAAAAGGTAAAGAAGTTGATTGATAAAGAAATAGAAGTATTACTAAGTGATAGTGGAATAACAAAAACATATTTGTTAGAACAAACAAAACAAGTGATAGAGAAGATAGATGCTAAAGATTCTGATAAGTTGAGGGCAATAGAAACGCTTATGAAAATATCTGGTTTGTTAAATACAGATAAAAAATCCGAGTCTGTTGCATTGATACAAGAGTTTACTGGTTTCAGTAAAGAAAAGTTAAATGCGTTTAAGACAGGAGTTCTTCCAAGTGGAGAGGAAAACTAGCATATTGATTCCAATACGAGTTGCTAAAATTGAAGAAGTAGAACAATTAATATACGGAGCGTCTCATTGTCCGGCTTGTGATTGTGAGCTTATTGCTTTTGACATAATGAACAAAATACCAGTTTTAAATTCAGACGATAATCTTCAAGGTTGGGTTTGTAAGATATGTAATAGCGAATTTGATTTAAAAGATAGAATTTTAATAATAGGGGATTTCGATATATTTAGTCAAGTTACAGGTGAAGCTTGAGTGATTTTAATATAAACCCTAGTCCAAGTGAAATGAAGCGTAAAGACCTCGTGCTTCAAAACTCATTTAATGATTTAATTTATTTTGGCAGAGCGTTTTTGCCTAAAGATTTTTTAAACAAATCACAATCAGCACCCTTTCATTACGAAATGGCTAAAAAAATGATTGATACTAAACCCGGTGCTCGTATATGCAATATCATACCCAGAGGTCATGGGAAGTCTGTTATCGCTAAAGCAGCGATTATGCACAAGCTTTGTTTTGCAAAAGATGATAGTCAACATTTTATTGCTTGGGTATCAGAAGAACAAAGTCAATCTATTGACCATTTAAAATATTTAAGGTCTCATTTTGAAAACAATAAGATGATAAAATATTATTTTGGTAATATGGATGGAGGAACAGTTGGTAAGCGATGGACAGAAAAGGATATTGTCACAACAAAAGGGGATAGGGTTATCTCAAAAGGAACATCTCAAAGACTTAGGGGTCGTGCAGAAGTAGATGTTCGTTATACAGGTATTGTCCTTGATGACTTTGAGTCTGAGTTGAATACAAAAACACCAGAACGTAGAGCTGATATAAAAAAATGGATTGTATCCACAGTATACCCAGCACTAGAAGAAACTCCGGGTAATGAAGGTTGGATATGGTTATCTGGTACAATCGTACATTTTGACTCTTATTTACAAATGACGTATGATGGTTACAGAAAAGCAGTAGAAGAAAAAAGACCCTATCCTTGGGATGTCAACTTTTACAGAGCGATTGAAAATGGCAAACCCTTGTGGGAATCTCAGTTTTCTACTAAAAAATTAGAGTCAAAGAAAAGAGAGTTTATTGAGGCTGGCTTAGTCAATAAGTTTGCACAGGAGTATATGAATGATGCACGTGACGTAAGTAATGCTGCATTTAAAATAGATAGAATACAATATTACAATGGTGTTTTTAAAACTCAAGGCAATATGCCTTACATCATAGAGGGTGAAGATGCAATTCCTATCAATGTGTATATTGGAGTTGATTTGGCTGCTACCGCAAGTGAAACTTCTGATTATCAAGTTATTTTAGTTATGGGGATTGATGCAAACAAAAACAGATATATTTTAGATTACTTTAGGGAAAGAATCCCGGCATTTGATATTCCATCAAAAATTATTAAGTATGCAAAGAAATACTCGCCAGTAAGAAGAGTAACAATCGAAACAGTTGCGGCACAAGAAATGGTAAGGGATATGGTAACTCGAATGTCTGTAAAAGAAAAAAGATTAATGCCCGGAATATTTAAAGGCGTAAAACCACCAGCTAGAATAAAAAAAGAAGATAGACTTGAAACAGCACTTGGTCAAATTGTTAATTCTAAAAAACTGTACATATACAGGCACATGACAGAAATCGTAGATGAATTTTTTGAACATCCTAAGCCAAAACACGATGACTTGTTAGACGGTTTATATTATGCAGACTACTTTGCCAAACCACCTAAGTCTCAAAAAACTAAAAAAGATAAGATGGTAGATACAAAAGAAAGTCAAGTCTATAGAAAGTTTAAAAAGACCTATAATTGGATGACCGGAGCAAAATTTTAATTTAGTATTGTTAAGATGATATAATATTATGTATAATTAATACAATGTTTAGATTCGGAAAAAAGTCTAAAGAACGCTTAAAGGGTGTAGATGCTAGATTAGTAAGCGTCCTTAATGAGTTAATTAAGATTATGGATGTTACAATTATTGAGGGTGTAAGGTCGAGTGAAAGACAGGAAGAGCTTTTAAAGCAAGGTTTAAGTAAAGTAAAGTATTCAAAGCATATGGAAGGTAAAGCTGTAGACCTAGCACCTTATCCAATAGATTGGAAAAATAGAGATGGGTTTCATTACATGGGTGGGATGATAAGAGGTATCGCTAAACAGCTTAATGTTCCAGTTCGATGGGGTGGAGATTGGGATAGTGATGGAGATGTAAAGGATAATGGCTTTGATGATTTAGTTCATATAGAAATAAAAGATTAATGGCATCATCGGATACAATAGTTTTGAAAGGAGTTCCGAATGGTTCCTTTGTTATTAACAGAGATTCAGCAATCGCAAATAAAGAGATAATAGACGCTATGTACAAAAATGAAATGAAAAAATATATGGGTGGTGGTAAAGTAAAACCAATGCAAGGCTATAAGGGTGGCGGTAAAGTAATGCCAATAATGGTCGGTGCTGATGAGGCTATTATGCCACCAAAAACTGTAAACAAATATGGAATGGGTTTTATGATGGCTCTTAATCAAAAGCCAAAAGCTCACGAAAGTATTGATAGTTTAATCGCAGCTTCTCAATTAGAGAATATGAAAAATTTTGCTAGAGGTGGTTATGTAACTGCTAGAGGGATGTCTATGAAAAGACCAAAAGGTGGTAGTCCTACTGCGATGCTTGGCTATGAACACGGAGGAATGAAAAAAGATTTAAAAGAAATACCTAGCAATAATCCGGGTTTATCTAAATTACCAGAAATGGTTAGAAATCGTATGGGTTATATGAAAGATGGTGGATATGTAAACAACTATCAAGAAGGTGGTAATGTTGATGATGACCCACTAATGATTGACGAAAGAATGGCAAATCCTTCTATGTATGCTGGCAATCCTATGTTTGGTGCTGGAGGATTTATGCCAAGAGATAGTTCAAATGTTCAAATCACTCCAGAGATGATACAAATGGCTTTGATGCTTGCAAGACAATCTGGAGAACAGGTACAGCCAGAAAGAATAGAAATGTCAAATGAACAATATCCGTTACAGCTATTACAGATGATGAATAGATAATGCCAGAAAAAATGCAAAAAGACCCTAGAGCTGATTATAATGAACAGCTATATAGGGAATGGAGTGATGCTAGAGCAGATTGGGATGAAGAAGCTCGTAAAGATATTGATTTTTATTTAGGCAATCACTTTACAACAGATGAATCAGATGAGTTGCAATCTCGTAATCAAGCAGATGTGCCTATGGATAGGGTCTCTGCTGCTGTTGAAAAGTTTAAGGCAGTTTTAACATCGAGACCACCAGCGTTTACAATTACACCTAGAGAAGATTCAGATGTCAAAGTAGCATCTGTATGGAGAACAATCGTTGGATATATATGGCAAATATCTGATGGTGATTCACAAATGAAACAAGCAATACATGATTATGCTACAACAGGGTTAGGGTATCTTTATGCGTATACTGATAGAGAGTCTGATTTTGGTAAGGGAGACATTAAGTTTACTTATGTTGACCCTTTTAGAGTTTATATATCGCCTTCATCAAGAAATAGATGGGCAGATGATGCAGATGGTATTATTCTATCTACTGTTTTAACAGGTGAACAAGTCTTAAATCTTTATCCAGAGCTAGGAGACCAGCAAGACCCAGAAACAGGAGAAATTATTGAAGGCTTAATTCATAGTATTTCTGAACACTCTGATAACTATGACAGAGATTATCCAGCTTCTCAAAATAAAAATTCAAATAAAGTTTTTACTCCAGCCGAAGTTAAAGACAAAGATTATGTACAGACAAAAGATTT